TAAAAAAGATAATTCAATTTCCAATTTTAGATAACTAAATAAATATATATGGGAGTTAAAAGTATATGAAAAGTGTTGATATATTAGAGGAAATTAAAAGTCAAAGAAGTGGATCGCATTACATAAGATTATCAGATAAAGAATTATTGATAAATCAATTAAAAAAATTAAAAGAAGAAAACATTTTAAATAAATATAAAATGACTTATGTTTATAAAGAATTAGATAACTGTATATTGTTAATGTTACATAAGTCATTTGATATAGGTAATAATGGCTAGGGAATTTGCAAAAGCATTTTATAAAAGTGCAGCATGGAAGAAAACAAGAGAATATATATTTAATAAGTATCATGGACTATGTGTTAATTGTGGTAATCCTGGAGAAGAAGTACATCATAAAAGGCATAACAAACGTAAGAAATCAACTAGAGAAGGATTAGTATTTAATGAACAAGGTGAGTTAGTGAGATGTGATGAATAGATTAGCTAATTAAATAAAAGTTAGGATAGCCCCCCTAAAAAATATATGGGGGTATCTCTTTAGGGACCGAGGAGGGTACCTAAATCCGCCTCCGAATGAAATTTAAAAAGGAAGGGGGGGCATTTTAAGGGATTTAGAAAGAAATGTTAATATTTATTGGGAATTAAACAAAGATGAATATAAAAAATATAAGAATAAGATATGCCATATAAAATGTGGAATATTTGGAAGTGTGATGATATAATAAATTTAAAAATAAAAAAGACCTCATACTTTCAAATATACTAGCAATATATTGAAAGTTACTTAATAGGTATCCGTACTACCTAAAAAGCATGAAGCCTTTTAACTAAGGTGAGTATAACATTTAGTTAGAGTTTTTTCAAGCCTTTTAGGATTACACCTAGAAGGCTTTTTTATTTAACTAAATGAAAAGAGGTTAAAATATGGGAATATTAAAATTAGAATATGATTTAGGATATACACATATAGTACAAGCTATAAATAAGAATATAAAGAGAATAGGAGCATGTAGTCCTATTGAAATAGATATTGATGAATATAAAGATAAAAGAGATATATATTATACTCCTAATACATTTAATTCACCTATAAAAAGGCAAAGGGATTATTTATGGCAATTACATAGATTTTATATTGATATAGACCATAAAAAAGGCACTAGGGCGATAGAAAGTTTTGAAGTGGTTGGAGCAATAGAGCAGTTAGTTGAAAATAAGAAGATACCAGAGCCAACTGAATACATAAATAGTGGAAGAGGTATACATGTTTATTGGGATATAGCAAACTGTCATATAATGCTTTTGGACTTATGGGAGAAGATAGAGAATTATTTATTTAACCAGGTAAAAGAAATAGAAAAAGATATTGAAAATATAGAAGTTGATAAAAGAGCAACAGATCCAACGAGGCTTTTAAGATTACCAGGAACTATTAACAGTAAAGATAATAGTAAATGTTATAGTATGCTTAAAAGGGACGATAATATATATAATATATTTGATTTAAAGAAAGCCTATATTAAGCCTAATAAAGCGTATAAGAAGAATAAGAGTAATATAGCGTATTTACCTACTAAGAACTTATACACGTTAAATAAAAGCAGATTAGAAGATTTTAAAGCCATAGTATCATTAAGGAATGGAGAAGTAAAAGGATATAGAAATACTTTGATAATGCTTTATAGTTACCACTATAGGCTTATAAATGAGATTACAGTTGAGGAGTTAATTAATATTACAAAAGAGTTTAACAAAAGCTTTAAAGAGCCATATAAAATAAGAGAATTAATATCTGTATGTAGAAGTGTAAACAGAACAGTAAAGCACTTTCAAGAAGATGAAAGCAAAGGATATAAATTCACTAATAAATATATAATTGAATCTTTGGATATATCAGAGCAGGAGCAAAGAAAACTATTAACTATAATATCTACTGATGAGAAATATAGAAGAAATAACGAGAGAAGAACACCAAGAAATGAAGAGGGATTAACGCCAAAACAAGCTGAATTAAAGATATTAAGAGAAAAGATAATAGATATGAAGAAGAGTAATATTAAAAATAAAGAGATAGCAGAAAAATTAAATATACCAGTAAAAACATTAGAAAGATACGTAACAAAATTCAAAAAAGAAGGGCTTTTATAAAATACCCTCAAAAAATGCTCTTTAGAAAGTGTGTTTAGTGTGGATGGGCATTAGATGAATAATGTATTTTTTATTATCTATTGATTTAAATACTTTTTATTATTAAGAAACAACAACAATAACAACAATTTTTATTTATTAGGTTTAGAGCGTTCGTCACAATGATGAGGGCAATTAAATATAAAGTGTGTTGTTAGGTTAGAGTAACATAATTAATTAAAAGTTATGTTATTAAAATAGAGTTAGATTTGGAAGGGTAGCTTTATATAAGAAATATTGAGATAAGAATACTATAAAGGCAATAACAAAAGAAAGAGTTGATACTGGACTTTTGTCGGACATTTGTCCTTTGGTTGTCCGTTGGACGTCCCGTTGTATTGCTGGATAAACAGATGTATACAAGACATCTGTAACAGTTGTAACAACTGGGATAGTAATGTGTATTGATATTTAAATTGTGTTGTAATTTTGTATACAACATTCAATATAACTTATAAAAGCAAGTAAAGAGAAGTGTATAGAGGTAGTATAAATGATTAAAATTGCTGAATTGGAAAAGCTAAAAAGTAATATTGATAAAGTATTACTTTTATCAAAAAAGAAAAAAATAATTTCAGATGAAATTATTGGAGACGAGGAAGAAAAAGTTATAGTTGTAGATGTTGAATTTGTTAATAAATATATTCAGCTGCAACAGAATCCATTATATAGAAGTTTAGAAAAGGAACTATATGATTTTATTTTTGGATTATCAGAAAGAGATTTATATAACTTGCATATTGCATTTTCAATAGGTAGGTTGGGAACAAGTAGGAAAAATTTAAATGATGAATATTTGTTGCAATTAGAGAAGGCTAAATATTTATGTAAAGATAAAAAATATATAGAAGATAAGTTTATGAATACTAGATATTTTTATTTGGAAAAATATTTACTAAAAGGGTTGAAATATTTAAAAAGAGTTTGAGGTTATACAGTTTAAAAATAGTGATTTAAAACCACCAAGAATTTTATATATTAGAAAATAGGCTTTGTCTGAAATCCGGACTAAGCTTATTTTTATATTTTATAGTTTTAAAATTCCTGGTCAATCAAATTGACCGAGAGTTTCCGAAATTCGGAATTACATACGATTCGGTATCTGTTTAATTAAAACTGGAATTTAGTACGGATTTCAGATTAAGTTCTAGTTGTTGAGCCATTAGGTTATTTCACGAACGACGAAATTCGTCGCTCCAAAATTAATTATAAAAAGTATATTTTGATGGCTCAAATTTGAGCAGTAAAAATATATAATTAAATCAATTTCGTTAAAATATTATTTAGCGAATAATTAAGTTGAAGATACGCTATTTACTTATCTTTTATGATTATTTATATTAAGATTTCGTGTAAATAAGGATAAAAATAAAAAAAGCACTATAAAGTTTATAAATATTAAACTTTATAGTAGGAATATGATCCTATTCAAAAGCTTTAAATTATGAAATGAAAAATATAAAAATCTATATTAGTTACTCTAGTAATACTATAATAATACTGGGAGGGATTATTATGTGGAATAATGATATAAATAACATTGAAGAGGTTGTAATTTATTTAAATAGTGAATTATCCAAGGGAAGAACTCAAAAAGATATTGAAATAAATGATTTTAAAGTTAATGAAAGAGTTATTGCTAAAAGGCTTATAAGTAGAGGATATAAGAAAATAGATAATCAATATATAAAGAGTAGTGAGAGTAGTATTAAAGCAATTAACAATAATATAAATGAGTGTGACAATAGTAATACTAAAGTAATTAGTAATAGTTATAAAGAGTATGACAAAAGTGATACTCTAGTAATTAATAAAAAAGAAATTCAAAGTAAAATAATTGGGTTAGCTGAAAATTATGATAAGATATTAAAAATAATTGAACAGTATGACAAGAAGTATGACAAAGAGTATGACGGAATTATAGTAGAACTACCAGTTGAAACTATAAAAGATTTTAGGACAAGCATTAGGGTAAATAATGTTGTTTGGGAGCAATTCAATGAGTTTGTAGATGGCAATAAAGAGTTTACCAAAAGAGATTTAATAAGTATGGCATTAAAAGAGTATATAGAAAATCATAAGTAATCTAAATTCGGATGTACGAAATTCGTACATCCGAATTTTTAAAAGTACGAATTTCATACTTTTAAAAATTTGCGAAGTAATCTAGTTATTTAGATTACTTTTTTTAATAAGTAGTATTGACAATTTGTACGCCATGGCGTACAATATAATCAAGAAAGGAAGTGTTTATATGAAAGTGAAAAATGACAGATTATCTTTAAGAATTAATTCAGAAGATAAGAAAAAAATTCAAATGAGGAGCATAGAAAAGGGATTCAAAAATTTAACTGATTATATAGTTTATGCTTGCAATGAGGAAATGGGAGGTGCGTTGGAAGATGAAAATAACAAGGAAATTAAGCCATGAAGAATTATTCAAAAAGTTTAAAGAAATAAATACTGGTGTTGATATAGTAAATTGGCAGCCTTTAATTGCAGATGAATGTGGATCATATGCAAAATCTAATCAGCCAATAATAAGAGTTGATTTAAAAGACGGGAATTGGTTAAGAGTTTATGTGGCTAAGGAATCAAGCGAGATTAATTGGTATTAAAAAATAAAAAGGCAGCAACCATAAAGGGTATACTACCATACTAGCAATATGAGTATAACCTTTTTAGTTGCTCTTGTAAAGAAGGAGAGTTGAGGAAATTGTCATTAAAAATTTTTGAAGAATATATAAGAAAATGTGAAAGTAATAAGATTACTCCAAGTTTAAAAGGTGCTGAAATATATAAGAAGTTTGGGGTGATTAGATAATGGGATACAATATTGAAAATGTAACAAAAGAAGATATTGAGATATTGACTAAATATGATGCAACTTTTGAAGAGCTTATAAGTGCAAGAAATTTTTCGGAACGAATAGAAAATGAAGTATTCACAAGTAATAATGAAATGTGGAACAAGATAAATTTGGTTTTATATGCTTATAAATTAGGTCAAATGCAAGGTAAGAGAGAAGAAAGAGCAAGAAAGGGTAAGGGGAATATATAATGAGAATTACAGAAGAAGGAAAGAAGAAATTAACCAATATAAGAGTATTTAAGTATAGAGGTAAAGCATATACAGTGGGAGATTTAAAAGTAGATATTGAAGGTTTTAGAGGGTGTTGTAAGAAGGTGTATGGTGTTAAGTGTTGTTTTATAAATGCCAATTTAAGTACTATGGAAAAGCAAAGAGTTTTACATAGATTAATTAAAGAAAAGCATTTACTAAAATGAATGAAAAGTAAGTTGTTAAAATTACAAATTCTAAAATGACAGATAGTAACTTTAGAAAACTATACAATACATGAGAAAACTTTTTAACAAAACAGTATTTTGAATAAAAATTATTAAAGGTGTTCGTGATGAACGCCTTTATTTTTTATAAGTGTTGACATTAGGAGATTACAGATGTATTATAAATGTATACAAATGAATACGGAGTATTGATTAAATGAAAGGAGTTATTAAAAATGGCTAAAAGTGAAGTGGTAACATTAAGGATTTCAGAAGAAACAAAGAAACAATTAAAAAAAGTTTTTGGTGAAGATGTAACAACATCAGATATGATAAGAAATACAATTACTACATATTTAGATGGTATTACAAAAGTTGAAAAGGGGATTGTTCCAATTGAATTGCCAGTAAACTTATTAAAAGGTAATGACCTAGAAAATATATACAATGATATATGTGAGTTAGAAATGAAAGTAACTGAAAAAATCATTAAATTAGGTTATGAATATGATTTAGGTTATTTAGAAGTTATCCAAAATGCAAAAAAAATACTTATATCACAGATGAGCATTGAATATGGAAGAAAAGAAATGGATAAAAGTATTGATAGATTAAAAGAAAAAATCGAAAAGTAAGTTGGTGAAATTATGGGATATGAAGAGGAAAGAGAAAAGTTAATAAATGAAGCAGAAAAAATGCTAAATGAAAATAAAGTAAAAGATGCTAATGAGATAATAGATCAAATTAAAGAATTAGATTTAGAACGAGCAAACTATAATGCTTCAAATAAAGATTCAGCAAGAGTTTATAAAGATTTTATTAATTTGAATGGAAATAATCATGTGTCCTTTGAAGGAGGGGAAGAAATGAAAAGGGAAGAAACAACAGAATATAATCAAGAATTTTTTAATTATATGACAGGGAAATCATTTAAAAATGCTATGACAACAGTATCAACTGGTGGAGCAGTAATTCCAACAACAACATTTAATGGAGTTATAGACAATATAAAAAAGCAAACTGGAATAATATCTAAGGTAAGAATATTAAATATTCCAGGTAAGATGGTAATACCACAAAGTCAAATATTAGAAGGTGCAGCATGGCATAAAGAAGGCAGCGAAATATCAGATACAACTAAAGATCCTAAGAGTATTTCTTTAAGTGGATATGAATTAGCAAAACTTTTTAGCATGTCGATTGCAACACAGTCAATGAGTGTTAAAGAGTTCGAGCAATACTTAACAATAGAACTTGGAAATGCAATGAGTACAACTTTAAATGATGCTATATTACATGGTACTGGTTCTGAACAACCAACAGGTATTATACAAGGTACATCATGGGATGGTGAAAATTCAAAACAATATTCAGATACAACAATATTTACAGATTTAGTACAAGGAATGTCATTACTAGGAAGTAATTTCAGACAAAATGCATGTTGGTATTTAAGTAGTATAACATTATACAAATTATTATCAAAAATCGATTCAATTGGAAATCCTATTTTCACACAAGGAACTTCAGAAAGTCCAGTAATGAAACTATTAGGAAAAGAAATTGTAATAGATGATTATATAGAAGAAGATGTAATTCTTTTAGGTGATGCATCATATTATTTTTTAAATTTTAGTAAGCCAGTAACAATTACAAGAAGTGAAGAAGCAGGGTTTACAAAAGCAAGTGTATTGTATAGAGCAATAAGTGTTGTAGATGGTAAACTTGTAGCACCTTCATTTATAAAATTTACAAAGTCAGAATAAATAAGCCTTTTAATTTTATTAATTCTATATAAACAATAAAGCGATTACTTAATAAACAAGTAGTCGCTTTATACAAATGGGAGGAAAATTTGAAAGTAGAACCAATAAGAGACAAACAAGTAATAAGAGAATGTATGGAATATTTAAAGTGCAAAGATGAAAAATATTATGTGATGTTTTGTATAGGTATATTTACTGCTCTTAGAATATCAGATATAACCAATTTAAAGGTTAGAGATGTTTATTGCAGAAATAGAATATCTATAAAACAGAAGAAAACAAAGAAATATATAGATATTCCTATAAATAATGAATTAAAGAAAATACTAAAAGATTATTGCAAAGATAAACCAGGGCATTGGTATTTAATAAAATCAAGAGTAGGACATAACAAGCCAGTAACAACAACAATGTGTTATAAGGTATTAAAGGAAATGGCAGATTATTTAAATATAGATAGGGTTGGGTGTCATACTATGAGAAAAACAGGAGCGTATCATATGTATAAGCAAAGTAAAAATAATATAGGCACGGTAATGAAGATACTAGGACATAAAGACCCATCAATAACATTAATGTATATTGGAATAACTACTGAGGACGTAGATAACACAGTAAGGAAATTAAAGTATTGGTAATGAATTATTGAAAAAAGAAAAAAATAACTTCATATAAAGAATATAGCGAAAATGTAGAAGAAATAGGGGTTAAAGGTGATATATATAAGTTATGAATTTACATAAAAAAGATAATTCAATTTCCAATTTTAGATAACTAAATAAATATATATGGGAGTTAAAAGTATATGAAAAGTGTTGATATATTA